TGTTTATTCTTAGCGCCGCCGCTTAGTGGAATATCCTCTTCTTGTGCCATATCAATTTCCTAAAATAAGATGGTATTATTTTCTCTGTTATATATACAATTTAGAATGGTCTAGTTAATCTTCAGCGTAAAGTGCCCAATCGTATGATACGGTGGCTTCGACCACTTTTATATCACTGCTGGTATAAGTTAAGTCTCCAAATTTTATGGCTTTTGGCCAGCTCTGATTTAGAGTATAAGTTTGACGTGAAGAATTAGACGGCGTATAAACTAAAATTTTGGTTTCTTTTTTATACGAAGACGCAAGGGCCATCCCTCTATTCATTGTAAAAACTGAATTCATCCATGTTTTCATGATATTTAATAAACCAGAGTTATCATACCATGTAACAGAGATATCGTCCCAATTTACCTTTTTAGCGAACTTATATTCTACACTCGATCCTATAACCTTTTCTTCTTCTACTGTAAAAGTTGGTAATTTACAATCTTTCAATGCTAATAAAGATTTGGCAGGCTGCTGATTTTTAACAAAAGTCCCTAAGATATTAGATACATCCCAGAAAAAGTTTGTATAATACTCATCTGTGACTGTATTTAACTTAAAGTTAGGATCTCTACCTTCTTTGGTATCGCCAATTATAAATCCTGGCAAATTGTTTTCTCCTATACAATTACTTACGTCTAAACGTCAGTATAAGCTGGATTTTTGGTTTCTTTGACATCAAGATAGCGTAAAGTGACAGAGACATTACCGATCGAATCAGCTTCATAATCTAAATTAGATGGTGTTACATTCAAAGGAAAACAATGAAAAAGCTCATAGATGTGCAAGAATTGCCCTTTTCCGTCAAGTAGCGCTAATTTTGCATTAAACGAATAGTCTACAAATTTAGAATATACGCCTTGCTCAGATTTAAATACTAATTTTCTCATCCATTCATAGATTCTTACTGCAGGGCCATCGGCCCAAGATAATGGTCCGACTATTTCGTGAAAATCCAATTTGATAGGATTGTGCTTGAATTTGCCAGGTCTATATATAGTACGAGGCCCATTATGGATAGATATTTCATCAAAATCCATCGTAGGCCTGTCACACTTTTTTAAATATATTAAAAGATTGCCTGGTGCGTCGGATGATATCTTACCGTTAAAATTTTGGCCATCTAAAGCTGGTAACAATTCAAACAGCCAACGATAATTTCTAGCTGTCTCCATTAAATGGTGAGGAGTACGCGCCGCCGCATACTTCTCACCAGATTTGTTAAGACTTTCTGTATTACACTTCGACTTATCAGTCGGAATATAAAAGCCTGGCATAATTTATACGCCTTTTTAGCTAGGCTGAGCGCATGTTGTTCCCAAAGGACCAGGTAGCGTTGGGTTAGAACACTCTCTGATGGCTCGGTCGTATCTCATAGTAGCATCGCAAGTCAAGATGGCGTCGCCAGTATAGTCTAATTCTTGCCAATTAAAATTGGTTGGCCAAGTACCATACATGTCCCATCTTTCATTAGTCGTGCCAGCTCCGTCGACTAATTTAAGCGTTGCTTGTTTCTTATAATTCTTCGGATGGTTAACACCGATTGTGTCTAAACGGCACACGGATTCAAGCCAAATATACAAGCCTTGTGAAATATTAGGATCTTGTTCAACATCATACCATGTTAAAGTACAAGCTTCCCATTCTTGCTTGCCAGCATAGTATGCTTTTTCTTGCTGGTGTTGCATATCAAGCTCAGAAAACTTAAAGGTAGGCCTTTTAGCTTTCTGAAGCACCAATAGCTCTTTCGCAGTCCAAGTACCATTACCTGCGCCTCTGCCGATGGTTTCGAAATACCATCGGTAGGTTCTTCTGGTTTCCATAATGTTGGTAGGTGCGTTGGCGCCGAAGCCTGGCATCCCGCCTTTATTATTAATATTAAATCCTGGCATTTTAATGTTCTCCTTTTGAGTGTTTTTAAACAGTTACTAGGCCAGCTGCGGCTAAAGATTCTTCAGCTGCGAAAGAAGCACCGGTTTTTAATACCGCCATGTTTAAGACTATAAATTCTACAGTCTTGGTTGGTTGTAAAAACACCGAGACCCACAATTCATTCCTGTCTATCCTTTCAGGAGTGTTGTTAGAAGCATCAACAACCACTTTATAGCCAGAAAGACCCCTTCTAGAGGCAATTTCAGAAAGGAAAGGATTCACAACATTATAAACCTGTGACCAAAGAGTGCGGTCATTAGGTTCAAAGATGAAATTTCTCAAGATAGTGGTTAAGTTCTTTTTAATATAAATCATCAACATCCTAACATTAACTCTATCGAGAGCAGTGGGAGACCGCTGAAGCGTTCGCTGGCCCCAGACAACTATGCCGTCTTGTGCGAAGCTAACGATTGGGTTAACGCTATTGCCAGATCCGTACAACAGGTCTCTTTCTGATTGGGTAGGGTTATATTCAACAGCAAGAGCGGTCTGAATCCTGCCACGTCGAAGACCAGCTGGCGCAAACCAAACTTCCGTATTCTGTGCGGTCCTCGAGAAAATAGCCGCAACATGGCCGGAAGGTGGAACCCATCGTTCTTCAGCACTAAATTGGTCAAAAATCTTCAACCAGCTCCAATACAAAGCGCCATATGAGCTATTGATAGCACGATCAAGATCATCATATAGAAGACCATTATGCCAATCAATAGCTTGTTGTGGTCTAAGACCGATCGGAGGATCGACCAAAAACAGAACATCGCCACGATTCTCGCAAAGTTGCAAAGCAGATCCAATCACAGCGCCAGAACTAAATCCTGGGATAGCTAACAACATAATGTCAAAAGCTTCTGGGTTCTGGAAAGCATAAAGTCCTGAGCTGGTGGCTGGGTTACCAATCACGGCAGCATCAAGATAAGTAGCAGAATCTGCAGGATCGGTTGGAATACCGTTAGCCATACCCCTAAATTGCCTGTTGCTGAACGAGGCAGGATGCCTGTCTTCGCCAACGCCAATATAGGAAGGCCTTTCGATCCAATTAATAATCGCATTGCCATTGGTTCCACCGATCGACGAACCGGGGTTAATGAGATTAGCGATATAACGCGCATCAGTCGGATCGAATGACACATCAGTTATTGAATCAACAGCATAACCTGAAGAATCTTTAACAGTAATGACATATTTCTGACTAGTTGCCGCATTGTTGGTGTTAACAAGCTGTACACCAACCGTGTAACCAGTATACGTGTCTTTGACAGCATCGTATTTTCCGATCCATGTGCCGGCAGATGTACCTACAAACCAACCTACAATACTTTGGTAGTATGCAGTATCTTGAGCGCATTCATCAGAAGCTGGGTCTGTAACACAAGATAAAGGTATTGTTGGATCATCGCTTTCAACAGGCATTAATACACGTTCGTCTGAAAAACCGCGATAAGCGCCGCCATAAGGATAAAGAAGGCCAACTTCCTCAGTGAAGCGCAAAGTCTTGATGTTAGTATAATTAGCAAGCAAGAATAATGAATCTAGTTCGTTATTTGGCGTTGTGGCAATAACTATCACCATGCCGGACGAATTAGGAACATTGATCGCAAATGCTTCATAGTAATCTATGCCGCCAACACTACCGAAAGTGTTTATTTGACCAGCTAAATTATCAGCTGTTTGCCCCAAACCAGACACTATGTTAGCAGTGATAGTAAAGCTAGAAGCAGCAGAAACTACCTTCAATACCAATTGGTTATTGTCTGTAGTAATATCATAAGGATCAGTCTTGGTAGAAATCACTCGTGCTCGGGGTATATCATATTGATATAATGAAACTCCAAGCGTTAAGGCCCAAGCCTCACCGTTGACTATTTGAACCCTGTCGCCATTAGCCGAAGATCTAATCTGCGGGACAGTAGCGCCCGATTCATCGACAGCCGAAACAAATACAAAATCATGGCCTCCAGTAGAAATAAGAGCATCATTTAAAGCATCGACTAGATCGGCGGTGTTATCATACTCTCCAACAGCAACTGTGTCATCATATGAGTGAGCTACACCTTCTACTGATATTCGAAATTTTCTATTATTCGGTGTCAATTCGAATTGAAACATGTCTCCAGTGCTTAGCCTACCAGAACTGACAGTAATCACACCAGTCAAAATCGCGCCTTGTACGACGAAAGAACTCGAAGTGCCTGTGTTTGAAGCATCCGCTAAAGTGCCGGAAGCGACCACATAGCCAGCTTCAGCACTATCATAAGAAGTATCGATCACACGATAGGTCGCACCATTTATCTTATAATATAAGTTGGTCGAAACGTTTAGGCTAGTATCGCTAGTTATTTCTAGAACGTAAGTAGCAGATAATGTTCCAGCATATGTTCCAGTAATCGCAAGACTAGCCTCAGTATCTGGGGCTGTAGATTCTGCGCCAGCGTTTTGAAAAACTGGTGTCGAGATGCTAGCATTGTGAAATACTACTGGGTCGGCAACTGTTGGTTTTCGTAAATTAATTCTACCGTAATCGATGCCAGTAAATACTGGAATACGTCCCCAACCATATGTCATATTAGGAGTATTGTCAATACATACGTCGAGTAATCTATCTGGTAAAGCTGAAGAATATTCAACACCTACTCTCATAATATAACACGAATCGCCATCTTCCATGTATGCCAATACAGCATACATCAAATAGCTTTCTACAAAAGGTGTTCCAAAAGTGTTAATTGCAGATTCAGCGCCAGAAATAAATGTTGGGGTATTTATGGGGCCTCTTTGAGCAGTACCGATAAATGCGGGGCGAAGGGGCCCAGCGGCAGAAGCGACCAGAGAAAGGTCTATTTCACGAGGATATACACCAGGTGATAGATATACGGCCATATTTAACTCCTCTTTTTTTAATGCTGTTCCAACTTAAATTAATTTTGCTTAGAATTTTTAGAACCAGAATCATAGATTATCTTGATAAATCCCTTTTTCTGGAGATTCTCAATCTGGTCTTCTCTGAGATGATCTAAGGGCAATAAAGCGTGTTGTCCAGGATTTAGTCGAATTTGTTGCTCGTAGCGATAGAAGCTAGTACCTGGAGGGCGCATCTGAAGTGGAATCATCTGTTTACAGCTGTTAAACACTCTTACCATTCTAGTAGATTTTATATCTTCTACGACTGCGTCTTGAACAGAAGGGCGCCTGATGATTTTATTAGATTTGAGCTTTTTCTTTCTATCTTCCATCATTTAATCTCTTAAGAAGGTGTATAATATGCTGTCACTTGGCCGACGATAGTTGGTACCACTACTTGAGGCAGCGGCAACCAGGCTTCAGCTGTAAAGCTGAAGTCATATTTAACCTTGGCCATAGAATCATTGCTTATTTCTTTGTCGCTATTGTCCGTGGCGCTGTTTAGTTTCATCTGAACATTTCCTACAAGCTTTCCGTCGAACATCCGTAATTCCGCCAAAGGATTAAATCTTGTTAGCACTTGATATAATATATACTCTGCATCTCGTTTGTGTTCGGCCCAGACTCCCATTTCATAAGTGACATTATAAGGAACTGGACGATACTGCTTTGCTACCAAAGAACCAGCAGTATTTAAATATCTGTAGCCCATCGATAAGTAAGTCGGGCTAAATTTATCCTTATTGAATTCGTGCGATGTTCGGCTTATAGCAGCGACAGGTAGCTTTGTCCTACCGTCTTT